TGCCCTTTTTTCTCATCCTTTAAATCCTCTACAAAAGGATTGCCATAAATTCCTTGAACTTCTAAAATGAGATTGTAAATATCAGTAACAATTTGCTTACTGTTGTTTACATCCTTAGTCATTACCTTATAATATTTTCGTGTTTTGTCTTTGTCATTTAACAAAGTAAAAACATCAAACAATTTTTTCAGTGATGTTTTGGAACTGCCTCGGAACCCTATATTTAAATAATTTATTTTACCTCTATACGCTTTCACATAATTTAAAACCATTTTGTCGTGAAATTTTGGCGACTTAAATTTTAAATATCTTACAAACTCACCAACCATAAATAAATTAAATTTCTTTGCTATCATTTTGTCATTATCATCTTTATCAAATCCATAAAGCTCTCTCTTCTCTTCTGGTGTTCCTTCAAGCAATATCTTTTCTATAAGGTCTTGCTTTTCTTTTTTTGATTTCTTTTTGGTCATTTAAGTAATTCTTTAAGCCTCTTTTTAATTGCCTTCTTTTTAGCCTCTGGTACTAGGTCTTTTCCTCCAGGACCAGTTAACTCTAACCTCTTGCCAAATTCATCTCTTAGCTTTCTCTCTGCATACCATTTTGTATTAGGCATATCAGTAGTATTTCGGCTAATTACTCTTTGATTTTCTAATATAAGCGAATTATAGATTGTCCTCTTAGCTACTCTCTCTAAAGTGCTTTTTGCTTCCTCTACTCTTTCGTTAAATCTATATAATGGATGTTCTTTATCATAGTATTTATGCTTTTTATTTGTTACCTGTTTTCCGACTTTTTTCCAATCATAAAAAGTGAAATTACTTAATCCTACAAAGGCCATAGCTTTACTTACAGGCAAACCTGTTTTAATGGCTAAAAGGACATCATTTATCTTTTCTGCTTTTCTGGTCTTCTTTGCTTTGTCTTTTATCTTAACATTTCTATTTCCTCCACTTCTGCCAATCCTCCTTTTTCTGTGTGCTAACAATTCCATTACTTCTTTTTTAACCATTGGAAGTTTAGCTTTCTTTTTTCCATTCTCCTTCGTTCCTGTTTCCAAAAGTATAGGTTTTTTCTTTCCTAATTTTTTTCCTTTTGCTTTTTTCATTTGTTTGTTTCTCTTATTATTTTAGGGGCTGTATTATTCCAGTACACCTTATGATGTATCCTAGTATTTTTTGCTTGCATTATTCCAATTTTTACTGAACTAGGATTTGCTATTACCGAGTAAAATGATTTTATATAAGTACCTCCGTCTAAATAAATTCCTGTCATCCCTCCCTTATTTTGTTGGGTCATTGTTTGTACTAGGGAAAAGCAATTGTGTGTTAAAAAAAGTTTTCCTCTCATTCCTTCACTTGTATAAGTGTTTACATCTTCATTTATTTTTCCTACAAATTTTATAGGGTTATCTACATCACAAATAAAACTATTCATTGCTTTTCTAGTGAGCTGTATTTTTTTTCCATAGCTTCCTTGTATCCCTCCAATATAATCTCCTGCTTGTGCCATTGCTAAAGTCAATGCTCCTGTCTTCTTATAAAAATCAAGCATAATCCCAAAGGCTTTATCTAAATCTTTTACTGCTCTTGTCTTCCATTTAAAATTTTCATCTACTCTATAATCAAATCCAACATAGTCATCATCAAACTGCATAAAATATTTAAGGCCTAACTTCCTTGCTATTTCAAACGAAGCATTTCTAGCATAAAATATTGAGCCCATTTTATCCTTCTCATATCCAAAGTCATCAAATCTTTTCGCTATATCTTTCTTGTCAAAGACTTTAACTATATCACCATATTTTTTAATGTACTCATCTTTTGTTTTGTCTAAATCATCAACAACGAGATAGCATTTTCCCTTATATCCTTTTCGCCTTAATGTTTTCAATGTTTTAACATTATTCGGGCGTCCATTTGTTAAAATAAGTATAGCAAAATTATTCATATTCTTTTTTTTGTAATTCTTGTGTTTTTTTAACAAACTCTACAAATCCATTTTCAATGGCCTTATCATAATCAATTATAACAAGGGCTAATTTTTCAAAAAGGTCTTTTACTTTGTCATCTTGCTTTGAGTAAAAATCTGCTATTAAGCTATAATTAAAAACATTGTGTCTTTGAGCCGACAATAACAAAAACTTTTCAATATCTTTTGGTAACTTCGCTTTTTTAATTTCCTCTGATAATTCGTCTGTTTTTCCAGTGTTTACTAAATCTTTAATGCTCGGTAATTCTTCTGCTGGCTCATAAATTGGCGTTTGAACTTTTGAGGTGTACAAATCATCTGTCATATCCGACAACTCAAACCCAGTCAAAATAACTAGGTTTTCATCAAGCATTTTAAGCTCTTCTCTTATTAATTCCATATCCCAACCGCTCTCATTTAACTTGTTGTCAGCAATTCTTAATGCCTTCACTTGCTCATCTGTTAAATTGTCAACCAAAAGGGTAGGCACTGTTTTTATTTTTCTCAACTTGCTTGCTTCATATCTACAATGGCCAATAATTATTTCATTGTTTTTATCAACAACTATGGGCTGAACAAAGCCAAAGGCTTCAATACTATCCGCCACTTGCTCAATTTGTTTTTTGCTGTGTTTTTTGGCGTTGTTTTTGTATGGCTTTAGCTCCTCTGTTTTTATTTGTTTTATCCGCATATTCTTTCAACAGTTTATTAACAGTCTTAATTATTTTTCGCCTGTCATTATAGGTCTTTTTGAAAATCTGTTTTTGCAAAATTTCAAAATCTTGTTTGAGCGTTTGTATCTCTGCTTGTTGTCTATCAACAATCAAATTCAAATCATAGACCAATCGCTCAAACTCCGCCACAAAATCTACCTTTGGCTTTTTCTTAAAAAAACTAAACATTATTTTTTGTTATTTTCTTTAACTGGTCTTCCTACCTTCCCTTCGTTTTCTCTTAGCTGTCTTAAAATATCCCTATATTCTAATTCAGCTTTGAGGGCTGTTAATTTTGCAACCCAGTACTCAGCTACCTCCTTTGAGTTTTTTAATACCTTTTTTTCCACTTTTGGCTCATTCAAAGCCTGTCTTTTCTCATTCATAGCTTTTAAGTTTTAATTATTATTTTTTAGCTACAATTCCCTGGGCGTTTACAATGTACAACCCTTCATAAGGAGTTTTCCAACTTCCTTCTAGTACAATAATTTCATCACCAACTTTAAATCCTTTTTCTTCTTTATTAACAGCAGTAACAATTGTTTTCTGCGGTAGTGGTTGACCTTTAACTTTTTTAGCCCCTTTAATAGCTTCTTTTTTTGCTATCACGAACCCTTTTTTAGGCTCAAATTGCTTTGTTGTTGTCATTTTTTTATTATTAAAAATTATTTACTTTTTTTCTCTTGTCTTTTAAATCCATACATCAAGGTAACTTGTCGCCAAGCTCTATCTTTCGCACTCTTAGTTTTTGGAACATATCTAAACAACCCGTAATACCTTTTATTTCTTTGGGCGACTTCCTTCATAAAATGCTCACGAAAATCTTTTTCTTGCCTGTTGGTAATTGTGTGTTTTAAATACCATTTTTTGTCATCAAAATCAACATCATCAATATTCACCCCAGCAAACTTGCATTGGTCTTCCAAATAATTCACCAAAGGTTCTGGCAATGCTTTTTTTGTTTTCCCTACCTTAATTAAATTATCCATTCGCGTTTTATATTTATACATTTTTTTCTTTTTTTAATTTCTTGTATTTATTTAAATATTTCTTTTTTAATTTCTCTGCGGAGGCTAAATCTTTTTTGACCAGCGGAGGATTGAATTTTAATATTTCTAATTCCACTACCCTTTCCAATCCTATGTCTTCAATCAAATTATCCCTGAATACTTTCCAGATTGCCTTGTCGTGGTTAAACGAATTGCAATGCCGACATTGAGGCCTAACATTGTCTTCATTAAAATAAAAATATTCTGCTTTGCTTTTTGCTATGTAGTGTCCTGCGTCAACTGCCTTCCAATGTAATCGTTTATTGCAACTGTAACATTTAACCATTCCATAACTATCGGCTTTGTTTAATCTTGCCCACCAGCTAAAATACTTCCAGGCGGTATCTCTTGTTTTTTCTAGTCGGCTTTCCTTTTTAGCTTTTTTAAATTCATTTTTAGCTCGCTTTTTTTTATTCCGTATATCATTTAAAACTTTTTTATAGTAATCATCCTGACAATTTTTGTGAACATTCACAATCGCACTCACTCTGTATAAATCTTCTTCTTCAATTTTTTTTCTGCAGAATTTACATCGCATTTTTTTATTTAATCAACCATTTTTTGTTATTCTTTTTTAAAGCCTCTTCCACCAAATACCCCATTAAATAAGCCTGTGCTTCCGCTACCCCTACACGCCCAAGCAATAAATATTCAGTTAGGCTTTCTACTGCGTGATAAAGTTCGTGAACCAACACACTTATTTCAAACTCTTCTATCCAAATAATAATTTCACTTGTCGCCTCGTTACTTAGCATTGCACCAACTTTCAATGAACTGTCAAATTTTTGTATCTTTTCTTTTTGCCCTACAACTAACCAAACAATCTGGCCATAAATTGGGATTTCAATTTTATTAGCTTCAACGCTTATTTCCTCCCCCTCTTTGGTTGCAATTGGTATTTTCATTATAGCATTTTTTATTTATTTTGTAAACCTTTTAACAAGTTATCCTGTTTTTCTTTTTGTTCAAGTAAATCTCTGTTAGGAAACTCTGGCAATTCTATTCCTTTCGCTCGCTTTCCTAACTCCCTATAAATTATATTTAAAATTGGATTGATTTGATGTCTTTTCATTTCGGTTGTGCTTTCAACTCCATACATTGTTTTTAACAAAGGTTTCCAAATATCCCTTTTTATACTTTCACTTGACCAGGGAATTAAAATTGATGATTTTAATATTTTTCGCCTGTCCATTCCTCCCTCATTTAAAACATCTGCAACTTGCTTAAACCAAAGATGTAATGCCTTTGTTTGTTGTGATGTTTTTTTGGTCCTCTTTTTAACTAATCTTAAATCCTCTAAGCCCCCTATCATTTTTATAATTGGCAATGCACGCTTAACAACCTTGTCAGTCGCTTTAAACTTCATTTCGTATTGGTGATAATCTTTTTCTGCCATAATTTTAAGTTAAAAAGGCAATATAAATTCTTTATTGTAGTATTTTTTTGTTCACTCTTCCTTTTTTCATTATTGGGTGTTTGTAAAAATCTTTTAATTTTTTTGTTTTCCCGCACTTAAAACATTTTTGCATAATTATTTAAAGAATGTTATTATGTTCGGCAACAAAAAAATCAAAGCCCAAGCAAACGGCATATCCGACATCGGTATTTCCACTTCCTCCTTTTGCACCGGGCTTTCTGGCTGTTCTACTGGAGGTTTTGGTTTTGCAGGCATTTCTTTTACTAATCTAAATCCAGGATATTCTTTGCCCTCCTTTGAAACAAAAACATTTTTTAATGCAATTGAAATGTATTGTTTTCCAGTTTTTGAGGTTTTAACCCAGCCACTTCCAACTTGAAATGTTTCGTAATCTCCATTTGGCAATTTAACACTTGCCGACAGGGAGTACTGCGGTTGTTTTCCTTCTACTTTTTCATTTTTAAATAATGCTAGGTGTTTCATTTTATGTAAAAATAATTATTAAAATTTGTAATATCAATGCAATAATTGCCACTGTTAAAAAAATATTTCTATATTGTTCTGAGCAATCAGCTTGACCTTCCCAATAAGAAGCTTCCTTGCCTGTAAGCTCTACTCCCTTGTCAAGCAATTCAGTAACATCTTCACCTGGATTTGCGTATGTTAGTTTTTTTCCTATTTCCTCCAGTTCTTTTTCCCTCTTTTTATGGTCTTGCATATTATTATTATTTAAATTTTAATTGTCTTCCATAGCCTTCTCGCACTCCTCAATCCAAGCTCAATCTCATCAAAAATATTTTTATCTGGATAAATTCTAATCACAATTAATTTATATTTTGGATGAAACAAAACAAAATCATTCCATTTTCTTTCCGACAACATCAATTGCATTTCCATTTGTGATATTACTTTTCTCGGGACTTCTCCTTTCTCCTTGATTTTTAAAAACGCTTTTTCCTCAAAGCATTTAACTTCAATCATCCCGTCATCTCCTACCAATCTGTCAGGACTAGCTAAGGCTTGCTTATACTTGCTATTGGTAACCGCCCCTACTTTTTTTGTCTTTACTTTTTTCACATATTCATAGGTCTGTACCGCCCAACCTTCTAAATCATTCCCTCTTTCGGTAGACTTATTACCTTTAAATTCTTTTTTGGCTTTTTTATCCCTGATATAGGTTTCTAGCCCTAATCCATTTGCCCTGATAACATTCGCCATTGAGGCAGTGAATTTATCCTCTCTCAATTTAAACCAGGCCTCACTCCCTTGTTTTTCATTGTGATATTTAACCGCCATAATATGCTCGTATTACTCCACTGATTAGCTCGCCTAATTTTTCACCTGTTTTTCCACTTCCTACTCCTAGTTTTTCCGAAATGTAGTTTGGATGTAATGGCTCTTTTCTCTCCCTTCCCACAAAAGTTTCTGCCCCTACTCCCATAACTGCCACAAATAAATCTGATGAGCGTCTTCCTGCTTGAAAATGCATTGAATTATTTTCTAGCGTGTTTGGGTGGACTGTCATCAAAATATCAAACATCGTACCTACTCCGTCCGTCCAGCTGAAAAATAAACTTTTTTTATCCTGCAAAATGTCAGATATTTCTTTGTAAGTTTCTGTGCTGTTTTCAACAACATAATAAGCGTCGTACTTCATACAGTTATAATTTTAAAGTATTAACAATTCTGTATAACCTTAACTCTCCCTCTTTTTCTATCACAATATCGGTGTTTTTGTCAAACCCGTTGTCATCTAAAAATTTCTTTTCTTTTCCTTTGTTATATTTATCTATTTCAGCTACCACCTCGCTTTTGTCATTTTCTTTTTTAATGGCCTCAAGATATTCAGCTTGTTTTTCTTTATACAACCGATTAAATTGTGTTGTTGATAACGGCAATAAATCTTTTTTGCTAATCTTAGCACCAACATCAACTAATTTAGCAATCCATTCATCAATCCTGCTAAGGTTATCAATCTTATTTTTTTCTCCTGCCAGCATTTCCTCAACTGGTAAAATAATTTCCTTAGCCTCTTTTTCTTTTTTTATAACTTCTTTTTGGATACGAACTGCCTCCGCCCTTACTTCTTTGGCTGTTTTGGTTAATCCAATTCTAGCTTCTTTAATTTCTTTCAAAGCATTGCTTACTTGCACATAGCCAATCTCATCCGTAGCTCCACCAATCTTTAGAACTGCATAATCACTAGCCATTTTTTTAAGCATTGGAATAGAAGGCTTGAACTCTACAATTTCATTCATTTTTTTAGCTTAATTATTATCTACTAGCTCTTGCTGTCTTGCGACAAATAACTTCGTGGCTTCCTTGTCATTAACATACGGCTGATATGCTTCTGTTAATTCTTTTGTTGTTTTAATTCCTGCAACTAATTTTTTAACCTCGTCAATTGGCTTTTTTGGAAAAACAATATTTTTCCCAGCCTTGGTATTATCCTTAGTGTCTTCATCCTTCTCATCATTAAGCAAAAACAAATTACTTAAAGCATATTTAATTGCATAGGATGAACTTGAACCTGTAATTTGGGCTTCGTCCATTCCCTTTTTTTCTTTTGCTTCCCTGGCAAATCCGAAAGCTCTAATTTCTCCAGGTGCAAGACTGAGCGATAAAACAACCTCTGCTTGCACATAATATCTAACCCCTACTTTAATAATATCAACCTTAATGTCTAGGTGGGTCAACCCCTTGCTGATTTTTTTGTACGCTTTTAAAATATCATCAGCACTTCTATAATTAAAGCCACCATATTCATTTATTTGACTTTTAGGCACTCTCATTTCTTTCCTTAGCCTTTCAAGCTCTGCATAAACTGTCAACTCCTTTAATACCACTTTATTTTTTTTAACTCGTTTTTGGGCTGGTTTTTTGGTAGCTTTTTTAACCGTTTTTTTTGCTACTCTTTTTACTGCCCCCTTTTTCTTAGGCATATTTTTAAAATTACTTTTTAAATTTTTCTAACAAATTAATTATTTTTTCTATGTCTTTAACCTCTGCCCCTTGTTTTGCTAAAAGTTTAGCAATCTCTCCTAGCTCTTTTCCTCCATTCTCTTTTTCATTGATTTGTACAACATCACAATCGCCCTCATCAAGAGCCATCTCATCACATATTACTCTTGCGACTTGTGAAGGAATTAATATCTCATTATCTCCTTGTGTCAATCTACAAATTGTTTTCTTTTTATTAAACCCCAATTCAAGGGTCTTTGTTACTACTTCCATAATCTTATTTTTAATAATTATATTTTTATTATATACTATTCTTTAATTGATGTCAACACTTCTTTTACAAATTCTACATAATCAAAATTAACAATTATATTGTCTATAAAAGACATAATGTCTTGGACTTTTCCATTCTCGTCAAAGTCTTCTAATATATCATTAAATCTTTCAATTATTTCATTTTGTATATCGTGTGTAATCAATTTGTAATCCTCATTTTCATTTACCCATTCCATAGCGTCAAGCAACTTATTCTCAATATCCTGGGCTGGTGTATCTGTTAGGTTGGTTGCTCTCATATAACCATAATCTATAATCTTAGTCATTTTTATAATTTAATAATTAGCCCTCTAAAAACAATACCAGGTCAACTGAATTTTTAATTTTATGCTTTTTGGTCAACTGGGATAATTCACCCCACTTTTTTTCTGCGGTCAATTGCTCTTTAAGCCTTCCATAAAATCCTTGGCTACAAGCTAAAGCTCCTATAATTTGTTTCAGTTCTCTTATACTCATATCTTTATAATTTAATTATTAATTAATATAATCCATTATCGTTTGCAACAGGTGGTCATAATCTCCAGTCCGTGCCTCATCTAAAACTTCATCAATCTCTTCTTTGCTCCAACCTTCTCTTCGGGCTTGCTTGCTAAACGCCCCCATAATTGCGAAAGCGTTTCCGTCAATCCCTTCTAATTCTAAATCTATTTTTTTATCTACCATATTTTTTAAATTACTTATTATGCTTTTTTTTATACGCCTTAGTATATTTATACAAATTTTTTATTCTATCTAGGGTTTGTTGGCTTCTCTCATATCTAACTTTATGCCCCTTCTTAAATCTTGTAGCAACTCCACCCTCAATAACATTACGAACGGTGCCATTTGTTAGGGTGTGTTTTCTCATTATTGCCCTATCTTTTTCACTTATCAATCCACGCTTCAAATCTAATCCAAACATTTTTTTATATTCCCTTGCGGAAATTTTATGCTTTTGCCTGATATGAGTACACACCCTATCAAATTTTTTACCACAAATTTTACACTTCATTTTGTTTTGTTAAAATTAAAATTCTTTTTTCAATTCATACTCTACCAGCCCAATAAGTTCAGCGCCCTTTTCCCTTTCATAACTTCCTGCCTCTTCTGTCATCTGGTCGACTGCTTTTTTAATTTTACTCATCAATTTATCCCTTAAGTCTTTTTTTATCACCTGCTCCATTTCATAAATAGCACCCCTCAAAAATCCTGTTCCAACACCGCCTAATTTCATAAGGTTAGAATATTTATAAATGATATCTTCTTTATCTTCATATTTATCAAATTTTTTCATAAATTTATAATTATTTATTGCTTAGACTTTCTAAAAATTTTTTCATATCAACTTTATTTAAATCAATTTTTTTCAATAATGTATCTGCAACATCTCTATACAATTGGTTTCTCCAAATTGGCATTAATTCATCCATTTCTTCTTTTGTATATATGTCCCCACAATCTTTTAGATGTTTTTTAATCTTTTTATCCACTGTCTTTTCAATCGCTTTATTTTGAATTGTTGCTATTTTTTTAGCCAATTCTTCAATTTCTTTTTTATTAATTATCATTAATTTATAATTACTTATTAAAATTCTTTATCTGCCCCCTTACTTTAAGGGGGCTTAAAAAAAATTCTACATCTCATCTAACATCTCCATTGCAATCCATTCATAAGCAAACCAAGCTAATAGATTTTTTTCCTGTGTGATATCTCCTACATTCTCACTACCTCTCATTTTGCTGATTGTATCCATTCTGTTTTTACCTCCAGTCATATCTCCCCACTCTTTTACTAGGTCCTCAATTTCCTCTTCCATTAAATCATAAAATCTTGTAGTATCGTTATAATAGACTAATCCATTAATCACTCCGCTTACTCCTCCGTGTTCCACTACCTCTTTTAAATATTGTTTTTTCTCTTCCTTTGTTTCATAATCTTTTAAATCCTCTTTGATATAATCTTTAATTGTTTGCATTTGTTTATTCTTAATAATTAACTAATTACATTATATCATATATTTAAAATGTTGTCAACCCCTTTTATCCCTCTTTAAAATTCTTTATTTGCCCCCCGTAGGAGGCTCAAAAAAATTCTAATTACATATCTTCACCTTCTGCATAATCTCCTTCGTTCCTTTCCCATTTTTCCCTCTCCCATTCGTCTTCTGTTGGCTCATCAATTTCAGGTTCTTCTTTTCTATCTCCTTCTAGCCCATTAAATAATTCAACTGGGCTAGGTAAATAATCAAATAATGTTTCGCTCATATAATTACCTTAATATTTAACTATCTACATTATATCATATATTTAAAATGGTGTCAACCCCCTTTATATTAAAAAAAGGGCTTCATTCTAAGCCCTTTAGTCATCCCTCATTTCCGCCAAATTAATTTTACAGTATCTTTCCTTATAATTTTCTTTGTCGCAAATTGGGCACCTTAACGAATAAACCTCTCTGTCCTTGTTATCTCTTTTCATTATAATTTTTTTATAATTCCAATCTAAAATAAACTTTTTACAGTGTTTACATTGCATATTTATTTATTTAAAAATTTAACTGCTTCTGGAAAGCTCTCACCTGTTTGTAACATTCTAATATCTATTGCGTCAAACGAAGCTCCACATCCGTGGCAATAAGCAAAATTCCCTGTAATCTGCATTGACGGGCTTTTGTCTTCGTGGTCTGGACTTATACATCTAATTAATTTCTCACTCGGGCTATTTAATAAATCCCTAATTGGGAATTGTTTTGCTCTCTCTATCTCGGGAGAATTGAAATCAATTTTTCTTTTTTTATTCCAATCAACAATCCTTCTCGTTAAATTTTTAATTTGCCTCTTTCCTCCTGGCGTCGGATTTTTTTCATAAGCCTCAACCATTTTTTGGAGTTTCTTTTTTTCATCTTCTAGTGTTGGTGGTTTTCCTAAATATTGGTTTGTCAAATACGGCTCTAAAATTTCCCACGCTGTAAATTTTGCAATTGGTGTTTTATTTTCCCACCAATGATAAAGTTCGTGATATGGATAGGGAGCTTTTATATTTACTAACCCCATATTACTTTTAATATCCAGCTTACTGTCATCTCCTCTAGTTATTTTTGCCATTGTTTTGGCTAGGCGTTTATCCCACTTATAAAAAAAATGAAATCCATTTGGCGTTTCCTGAACAGATGTAGGATTTTCTGTATAAATTTTTTCAGCCATAAGTTTATAATCTGGATGAGTTGGGTCTTTGGTGTCCAGGTCAAAACACATCAAGTTAAATTCCTCTCCTAATCTCATCACAACTGTTTGACCTTTTTTGATTGGGACTGTTTTTTTTATTTCCGACCATTTTGGAACGCTAACAATTTTCTTTTTTATTTTTCCATTTACTTTTTCATATTTTACGTTCGTGCCAAACAAAACTTTTTTAATTTCCATACCCCTTAAATTAATTGTTAAATTTTAAACGAGTTGTCTTCTGTCGGTATTCCTCCTTGGTACCAGTCCGTTGCTCCTTCATATTGTCCTCTCTCGGCGTCAAAGTCAACTATAATATTTCCACTTGCAAAAGGTATTCTTGTTTTTTGTATGTAAAATTCTGTCCTATTCTCTGCCCTGATAATTGTTCCGTCCGATGTTTCATCTGCTTCAACTTCCATTGCCTCCCTATTTCTCCAAAGATGAATTGTGGTGGTAGCATTTTGAGGAATAGCTTGGGCGTCTTTAAAACTTTCATCAGTCGGCTTTTTCCCTTCCAGTTTTCTATAATGAGCAAGCAAAATTATTCTTGCTGATGTTTCTTTGACAATCGTGGATAATCTTCGCATAAAACTTTCAATCTCTAATTGCCGATTGCTTTCTGAATAAGATAAATAGTGAAGGTGGTCAATAATAATTAAATCCTGCGTTTTTGTTGCTTCTCTAATATCATCTAAAATTTTATCAGGGGTGGCTTCAACTCTTCCTCTTCTCCAGGTCAACCCCTTGTGAACTGTTTTGTGTTTTTTTAGTTTTTTAAAATAACTTTTTAGCAGGGTTTTGTCAATTGCTCCTGTCAAAAATGCTTCAAGCGGGAATTTCTTTTTTCCTTCCTCGTATCTTAATCTGTTTATTGAAAAATAATGCTGTACTTTTTTTGAATTTACAAAATGGTCTTCCAGCATATAATATAAAATCTTTTTATTCTGCAAACCAACATTAAAAGCTATATCTCTTGCCAAGGAGGTGTTGTGTGTTACAGTTCCGTCTTTCAATAAAAATCTTCCGTCGCCAGACAATTCAAATCCTGCATACTTTCCTTTTTTTAAATTTTTTATTTTAAATCCTGTATTCTGCCACCCAGACTTTGCTGTCCATTTTTTGGCTTTTAATCTTTTAAAAGGTATTTTGTTGAAATCACCTACAATCAATACCCTCCAATATGTACTACTAAATTTTATTTTTTCAATTTTCCCAATCTTTTTATTTATTGAAGTTCTAAAGCCTAGGCTATCTGCTAATAATTTAATGTCTAAGGCAAATTTTTTGCTTTTCTGTGTTATCTCACAAACATTTTTTAATATATATCCGTCAGTATCTAATATACCAGCTAACAATTCCCTTCTTTGTTTTAAACTAGACATTAAATATTTTTTAGGTATATGTCTGTTATTAAATAAATTTAATCTCCTGAACTCATCAATTAATCTGCTGTTTATATTTTTTCTATCAACAACTGCAAATGTTATTTTTTCATTTCTTTGTACTATGGAAAAATCAGACAATATTTTTTTTATTTGTTTTCTAACCTTTTTCTTTTTACTCCCCATACTAAATGTTATTGTACCCTCTCGTTGGTGTCCGTCGCCCAGCCACGCACCTAACACATAAGGATGAACTGATAATTTTTGTTTAGGCAATTCTCTTGCGACCTTGAAACCCTTCCATAAATGTTTAAAATTTTTAGTTTGTTTAAAATATTTCTTTAAACTAATATCAATTATTTCCCCCGTAACTGTATGTCTTAAAGTTAAAATATGAGCACTATTTACTATATAATTATCTCCGTAATTTTGCTGTATCTCAAACATTTCATCTTCGCCTGAAGTAGTGCCTAATACAAATCTAGGTTGATTGTCTGCCCCCATTAACTTTTCACCAACTTTAATATTTTTAATTTTTTTTATATTTCCGTCGGCCATAACAACCTCGGTATTAGGGTCAAAACACTTCCCCGTACCAGTGCTTCCTCCAACTACAATTAATTCTGCTGGGAATATTCCAATTAATTTTTCATCAAGGAAGGGAAGGCCAAAGTGTATTATTTTTTTAGGGGTCATCTCAATTAAATCTTTTTCGGTTTCAATTGTCAATTCCTCATCCGTCAAAGATAAAAAATCTGGTTTCATCGCCTCCTTAGCCTCCTCAATGATTTGGTTGCTCATTTTATTTATTATTTATTTTTAATTGTAACCTGGTATAATTTTTCCAAAACTCATTCGGAGTAATATATGCTGGCATATAGCCCTTATTCATCTGGCTGAAAATATAATCTAATTTTTTCTTCGGGTCATCCTGCCAATAATATTTTAATAAGTTTTCCATTGCTCTTCGCTCTGTTTTATTCAATGGGTTGAGGGCTCTATTGTATTTCTCTTTCCAATATAACATCATTTTTAATATGGGGTCAACCTTTATCGGCTCTTTTCCTTTTTTAACTCTGGCCCTGTTTGTAAAGGCTCTTGCATTTCTCCCAATTGGTTTTTTTTCTATTCCTTTGTAGCCAGCACCTTGCTTATTTATTAAGGCCTGCAACTTATCTCTTTTCTTTTTCTTTTCAGCCTCCTTTTCTTTTTCTTTTCCAACAAAAACATCATTATCAGCAAAATTTTTAATTTTGCCCTTATTATTATCTTTGTTACTATTAATATCTTTATTACTTATAGGGCTGATTTTCCCACAGTGGGTTTTTCCCACAGTGGGTTTTTCCACAAGTGGCTTTTTATCATAATTTATGTAATAAACCATTCGACCACTAGACTTTCTTATTCTTTGCAAATATCCTAATTGTTCCAACTCCTTAATAGCTGTTTTTGTTGAGTCAATTCCGCCAGCATTATCAAGGGCAATTCTTTTGACTGAAAATTGCCAATCACTTGGCTTGCTGTAAATATAACAATAAACACCCTTTGCCTTCCAACTTAATTTTTTATCGTTTAGAACTTTATTGTTTATCTGGGTAAAGCCTGTTGATTGTTTGTTTAATGTTTGCTTCATACTTTTATTTTAATATTTTAACACCTTTTTTTGAATTGCACTTTTTACATAAGGTTTGTAGATTAAATGTTTAATCAGGTCTAGCATTTATTATTTTTATTTATTTAATCATTAAATACAAAAAAACCAATATTGGAAGGCTAATAGGCTGTATGTGATAGAACGGTCCAAACTTCCGCTTTGCCATATTCAGCCAACCAATATTGGTTTCTTCGTTCGGATGTAGTCGCTATCACACGACATTTATATTTTCTATTATATATTACTTTTTAAATCTCGTCAATAGTAATTATCCACAAATAAAACAAGCCCTTAAAATCAATTTTAAGGGCTTATTTTTTAAAAGCTATACCATACTACATTTTTTGACTTTAATACGCTAAAAACTGGCGTTTTTGACTATCTCGCTATCATTATCTATAACCTTGTGTCCTTCTTTTTTAAAATCAATTCTTAAGTTGTCTTTTTTAAATTTATTATAGACTTCTCCAAGCTCTTCACCGACAATTCTTAGCATTTTTCCTAAAGCAATTTTTTCTTCATCACTTGTGCCAAATTTATGCAAGGAATATTCTGTGTCCTCAACATCTTCGGCTACAATAATTGTTGTTTCTTTTTTTCCGTCAATATCTGTAAAGATATTTCTTATTACATAACCATTGTCGGCTTGCGTTATTCTTATTTCTCGCATAATTTTATTTCAATTTATTAAATCTTTTTATTCTTTCAGGCAACACAACCTTAACATCGCAAAGATTGCAACACAAACCTTCTTTGATTGGGCTTGCATTATTCCCGAAACCCCTAATAGGGTTTCCACAAATAACACATTTCTGGTCAGCTTTTTTCTCCATACCTGAAAACAAAAACAAAGCTTCCAGCAATGCGTCATTATATCCTACATTATAATCCTCATCTATTTTTCCCTCGAATATTGCAGGGTGTAACTTACTATCCGTTGCTAATTCCTTAAGCTTATTCACAAAAACCTCTCTCTGCTCGTCAAGTATTCCCGCTATAAAAGCAATCATTTCTTGCTTACTTTCCCCTGTCAGGGTTGATAACGGGTATTCTTCAAGCCATTTTAAGTTTTTCATTTGCTTATTTTAATTTTTAAACATATCTATCACAAACTTTACATTTTATTTTCTCATCATAAAATCCTACATACTCAAAATTGCAAACTTCATTTCCGTCTTTATCTTTGGTGTATTTTTTAGCTCCACAATGAGGACATTTCTTAGCTGGTTTTGTTGCCCAAATAAGGAATAAAAGGAATAATCCGTAAGCTCCTGCAATTAAATAGCCCATATTTTTTAAATATTATTTATTAAATTCTTTTCTTAAACATTTTTCTAAATCATCATATTCTTGCGAACGATTGTTTTGATTATATAAATTTCTAAATCTTTTCGACGAAGGGAAAACATCAACTATAATAGCCCCATTTGTAAATCTGTAATGCCAGGGTGTATATTCAGTCATCTCTAACTCTAAATCGTGAGCCAAATAATGAACTTCATTATTCTGAAAATCTTTTAAATTTTTTCTTTTCCACTTTTTCATAGCATTATTTGTCTTTTCCCAATTATTTTTCAATCTTAAAAATACTATATTCATTTGTAATCCTCTTAATTTGCAATGCTAATTTTTCAAGCTCCCTCAAAATCTTTTTGTCCGACCACTCCCATTTTTTAATTTTAATATCGTGGGCTGTGTCAAATCCAAACCACCAACCACCCCTATTTTTCAATCTTCCTGCAAAAGTCAACCCTCCATAAATTGAAATGTCATTAATAGCCTTTTCTATTGGTCTTAACTTACTGTCTGTATAATAATGCTTTTTTCCATTTAAAATTGAATGCTCTGGAACTTTTACATACCCCGTTCCAAATTTCATTTCCAATTTATGCTCACGGAGTAAAATGTTTTGTGCAATCACAAAATCCAATCCAAATATTTTACCAGTTTTTTTGATGACAGTTTCATCCATTGTTTTATTAATCTAAATATTAAACTTTTTTCTAATTTGATAAACTCTATTACGAGTTAAATTAAAATATTTCGCAACTACTGTCGGGCTTATTCCCATTCTAATAGCATAAACAATTGCAGTATCTCTGTCTTTCGGCAAATCTAAATCTTCAATCTTAACAACTTTAAAATGTTTTTCAATTCTCTTCAACCCCCAGCCCTTGCGAATATAGGTCATCAATGTTGTTGGCGTAATCCCTATTCTTTTCGCGACCTCTTCTTTTGTCAAAATCGTTCCGTAATAATCAAAAAACCTTTTTGGCGAAGGTCTATCACCCCAGTAACAATTATTTTTACAAAAATCTTTCAAAGGGTTAATCCTAGCAAGGTATTTTCCTTTAGGCTTTTTTCCCATATCCTCTATAAAATTCTCATATTTATCCCAACGCTTACACATTTTAGCCCCTCCAAAAGCTCCTCGTTTTAATTTATACCTTAATCTAACCCATATTACATAATCGGCTGGTAATTTCTTTTTTCCGTTATATACCCCTTTAAGCACTCCGTGTTTTATTTTCATTCTTATTATTAAATTATTAGATGTCTATATTATATACTATATTTAAAAAACTGTCAACCCTTGCCACCAAAAATAAAGTGGCTAGGTTCAGCCACTTAGGATTAGGTCAAAAAATCTTGTGCAACTTTAATGTAAAAACCTTTTGACTTTCTTTTAAATTGTGGTATTTTTTTTTCTAACTCATCGTGGCAACTCCTGCATATGAACAGGATTGGCGGGCGTTTTTGCCTGCTAAAAAACCTTAAAGGAAAAATATGATGTTTTGTCGCCGAACGAATTTGTTTACACTTCGGGCAAAGGATTATCCCTCTCATATTTCTCTCCCAAATAACAGGACAAACAAATTTCGCTAAGTGTCGGTGTGCAATTTTTCCTCTCCTGGCAATAATGAAATGAAACACATTTATCACAAACCATTATTTTTTTATTTGCCGTTAAGCACCCAACTACCTCTCCACACTTCGGACAACTAATTATTTGACTTTCCATTTTTTATTCTCCTTTCCATACACTCGGGGCAAATCCCGTGAGTTATATTGCAAGAGCCTTTAATTAAGCAGGCCTTGCCATTATTAACACAGCGACTACATTCAGATTGAACTGAATTAACAGTGCAACCAAACACAGCTTCACAAATCAAACACTTTCTCAACATCTCAATTTTCATTTCAACCTCCCATATTGAGTTGGCGTTCTTGGTTCCGCTCCTGCGATGAGAATTGGAACTGCAAACATTGCTATAATCATTAACCCTACAACCAGGGCAATAAAAACACTGTACTTGTCTTCTTGACTTATCTTGATAAGACTTGTCTTAATTATTATCACGCCCAGGCGTGTCATAATTACTTTTGAAGTATCCGTGGGTAGCTTCCATTATTCCAAGCTAAATAAAGGGGGAATATTTAGCTTGGAGCAACGACAACTACTCCACTAATCCCCGCCACAACGATATTCAATTGAAGCAGGGTGGAGTTCTCAATCCCAAAAATACAAAGACAAAATATTATTGTGTTTCTTTTGTTTGTTGGGGTTTGCTAACTTTTTCTAAAACTTTATTTTCTAATCTCAATTGCAATACTCCAAAAAACCTGATGAGGAAAAAAACAACCCTGTTCGGCTCTATCTCTTTAACCCTGCAATATTCCACATTGTTTTCCAATATTGATATGAACGCCCCTATAATAAACATTAAGGTTGTTACAGTCGGTATTGCGGAAGCAAAAATTCCGATTGTTGTACAATCACGAACTTGCCCCATTAACTGACCAAGGATAAAATAAATAACTACTGCAATCAATAATAAAATTGCATACTCTGACATTTTTTGACTTACCCCAGCTCTCATTTTTTTACTTTCCACTTTTCCCTCAAGTCTTCTTACTCTCATTTTTGTTAGGGTATCTATCATATCCAAAAGTACAAGGAAACACAATAGCCCTAAAAATAAAGGTATTAAATGCCCTCTAAGGACAATACTTGCTCCCAACGCTGGGATAATTGCTAATGAAGCTCTTATAATCATTTTAGTATCCTCTTAAAAATTTTTTAACATCATAAACTCCTCCACCACTAGCTCCAGCTAAAATTCCTGTAATAGCTCCAGTGATAGATATTTTTCCTGTCGTAGTTACTTCTACAATCAATCCTCCAATCAATCCTCCTACTAAATTAACTAAAGGAATAAATCTTGACGGCACCCCTGCTTTTTTGATAGCCTCATTTATAACCATTAGCAAGGCTGGAATTGTTGCGTACTCTAACATATTATTTGCATTTATTTTTTAAAATCTTTTCCCACTTTTTTAGCTTCTTTTTGTACTTTTTTACCTTGTGCATAGCTTTCTCGCACTCAACTACACCACCAATTGAAGTACCATAAGCTCTAAATTGTGCTGGTGTCATTCCTGAATAACTTAAATCTACAAACCCCTTTACTCCTTTTATTATGCCACGACTTGTGTATTGCCACATTACCCAAAATGGCCAAGCATAGCTTCCTGGCACTTTCCCAGGCCTCCCTAAATTCCAACCATATTTCGCAATCCACAATCCATTATTATTTTCTACTACCTTATCCCAATTGTTAGCTTTAAGAGTGGCAACATTCAAATAAATCAATGGCTTTGCCCCTGTTAATTTTTCTACCTCTTTTAAAAACCCTAAACACCAATCAACAGTGTCCGTGTGTTGTATCTCCCAATCAAGCACAATTATTTCCCCCTCTCGGTGGTCAATGGTATTTACAAAATGCAAGGCCTCCTGCTTATAATTCCCGCCTCTTGCAAAATGATAATAGCCCAAAAGCAAGCCCCTCTTTCGAGCTTGCCTTTGATTGTTTTTAAACTCTGGGTCAACAAAACTAATCCCTTCTGTCGCCTTCATAATAACAGCGTCAATCTTCAATTTTTTCCAATTAATTGCCCCCTGCCAGTGCGAAACATCTATAATTTTCATAGGGATTTTTTTACTTCTTAGCTTTTTTCTTTTTTGGCGTTATGATATTGTGTTTGTCTTTAGGCCATATCTCAACTGCCTTGTCATATTTCTTAGCCTCTCTGCTCGTTACCACCACAACATCTCCGTGAAGTTTTTTAGTAGCTCTCGGCGACTGTAATATTAATTTGTGTTTGATATTGCTTTCAATCAAAAAATCCCAATCGCTGTCTTTGTGAGGCTTCTTTTTTTTCAACGGGCTTCTACTTCCCAGGATGTAAATCTTTTTTACAAACGGGACTTTCGCAATCATCTCTACCCATTTTCTAGCTTCTGTTTTGCTATTTGGTAAATCACTTTTTCTACTCATCTTATTGTATTTAATTAATTAACAAGCTCTCGTATCCACTGACGGGATGGCTGTGCCACCTCCGTCCGTAGCCGTAACAGTGATATTTCCTGCTCCGTCAATTTCGAATTTCCAATCATCACCACCACTATTAGGAGTGTCTGCTTTAGTTGTTAGGTAAATTGTTTCATTTCCTGGTCCGCTGTATTCAACCCTGACTTCAATCTTGTTGTTACCTCCAGCTTCGCTCGCCACTGTAATATTAAGATTGGTAATCTGATTAACATCTTCAAAATATTTTTTATACATTGAACTTCTATTTGTTCCGTCATAAGTATCAAGGTAATTATAATCTTTTGTTAAATCAGGCCACGAACCTGCGGTAATTGACATCAACCTAGCGTCGTTGGCGTCTAATGTTGCTGGGTCTAAAGAAGTGTCAAAAATTTCTGTAATTATACATCCCTGAACCAAAGCACCGTCATTACAATCTCCTTCGTCGTGCGAAGTTCCAAAGGTAATTCCTCCTAATCCCATATCTCTAGTGGTGAAATTAATAAGGCCATTATTCTGAACTTCAAAAATATATTCATCACGATTGTCGTGAGTAACTGTATCATCCCATTTATGAATTTCAAGTGTTGGCGTACCTTGTCCTGCATACCCCAACTGCCAAACTGGGAAACCATTCCCGTCTTTTCCTGTATCTTGGTGAACTGTCATTAGCCAATCTCCTACACCATTAACAGCTTGGAGCAAAGCGTCATACCAGCTTGCCTTTCCCGTTCCGTCGCCACTTGCAAGATAATCAATTGCAACAGTCGCCTCAATATTTCCGTCAACTATAACATCAAAATAATGGAAATTACCTGGAGTTAAGTCTGCTTCTGTAAAATAATCAAATCCCCAAAACCTTTTACAACTGGCCAACACTACATCACAATTACTTTCGCAAGGGCAAGTAGTCGGCACTCCATTAATTGTATGCCCTGCTGAATTTTCATATCTTAAAAGTTCTGAACCATTAGTAGTCATTAACAAAATAGCCCAGGCTTTTACTTTTCCCGACCCTGTTTGCAAGCAAACTTCTCTTTGAATTACATTACCAACATTAAAAGTAGTAGTAAGTGTTGAAGGTATGCAAATTTCATCTCCACAGTCCCCTTGTGTTATTGCCAACGGAGTATTTGGCAAACTAACTTTTTTTGTTCTACAACAATCTGACATTTTATTTTATTTACTAATTAAGGAGCTTTTTGTTTTGCTCAATTTTATTAATTATCAAGTTTTTAATTATTTTGCTCGCCTCTTGGTGAATACCTGTTTTTATAAACTCCCTGTCAAAAACTTGGTTTCCAAAAGGAGCATTGTTGGCGTCTATTACTACCCAACCAACTTTAGGGTCTTTTATTAAATCAAGCCTTCCATAATCCATTCCACAATCTTTAGCAATTCCTAGTAATTTTTCTTTGTCTTTTTTAAACAATCTTTGCGTTTTACTCACATCAAAATAACTAACTTCTTTTACATTCTTTAGTTTGACAAAAAAATCATCCTTGTTTCTGTAATTGTAGGAATAAATTAATTCGCCCATAAAAAAATATAATCCGTAAATCCCTGTTTCATTCCAATAATCAATTTGGTTGACCCAGCCCTTTTCCCAAATCGGCTCGTCCACTCTCTTATACTCTCCATAGGTCTGCCACTCTCTTTTAGCAAAAATTTTTCCTTTATAATCTTCACCAAAATATATGTTCAACTTATTGCCAAAATGTTTTTCATACATCTCACCGACAAAGGTTTTTTGCGATGAGTTCAAACTTCCATTGACTATTTTTTTTGGGTTAATATGGTTCAGTGCTGTGTAACTAGATAATCTTGATAAGTGTCTATCATTTATAATCAAATCAAATTTATTTAAATATTCCGCTGTTCTATTGTAGGCGTCGCTCATTATTGTAAGGTCAAAATCCATTTCTAAGATATTAAATAAAAATCTCCTCTTTGAATGGTTTTTAGCATTGTACAATAATGAATACATAATTTTAAAATAAATCTTGCCAATTAGTTCCGTCGTAACATCTTAATTTATGAGCATTCCCGTCATAATAAACAGTACCCTCTTCTGGAAAGGAAGGTGTATCTCTTGGGACAAATCTTGCAGTCAACATATACGCCGTGTTAGCTCTTGACGCAACAATATCCACCCCTCCTAATATAACACTATTATCTGTAAGCCCTGAATTGATATAATTTCCACTACCTCCTAAAATCGCAGAATTGTTAGAACCAGTTTGAATTTTATGGTTTCGCCCTCCTAATATAACGGAAGCCTCTGCAAAAGCTCCATAATTATCATTAGTATCTGTAATATAAAAATGAGCAAACGAAGCCAACCCACTAGCCTCTACTTTGTGAGCTGTATCCATAGTCCAGCCATACCCTCCAGCGTGTGTTCCTCTTCCTGACGCCTTTGTGTACATCCCTTCAGCGTGCCCTGCTTCATTTAAAACCTCTGTACCATTTCCTTCGGTATGTCCTGCTATTGCTCCAGCACCTATTTGAGTGTTTACTCCTTCTGCGTGAGCATAACCTGCTAAAACTGAACATTGAGCCCCTTCCGAGTGAGAATACTCTGCGTCAATCGTGTTTCTATCTCCTTCTATATGCGAACCCCTACCATTCACTGTAATCACATTTCTATTCCCCTCGGCGTGGCTTTGAATAGCCCTGATGTCGTTTCTCTCTCCCTCGGCGTGGCTGTTTTCTCCTGAAATCAAATTTGCCTCTCCTTCTGCGTGGGAATTTTCGCTGGTTATAGAATTATCTCGCCCCTCGGCGTGGCTGTTTGCTCCTGACAAATTAATATCATTATTATATCCTTCTGTGTGAGAAAATATTGCTCTTGCAAAAGAATTTCCCTCGGCGTGAGAATAATCTCCGCCAGCTATTGAGCCAGTCCCTTCTGCGTGGCTTCCCAGCCCTGTCGCTTGCGTTTGACTTCCCTCGGAGTGAGAATAATTTCCGCCTGCCTGATTTGCATACCCTTCTGCGTGGCTTGCTAACCCCTCCGTCCTTGTCATTTTTCCTTCGGCGTGTGAATAATTTCCCTCGGCAAAAGTTCCTGAACCTTCGGCGTGTGAAGCATAACCTCCACTGACATATTCATCATTAGGTTTTGTTCCTGTAAAAATTCCTGTTCTTGTATCTACACCTTCGGCGTGCGAGCCTATTCCTCCAGCCTTATTTACTTGTGTCGGTCCTGAACCTCCTCCGTCTTCTCCGCCTTCTCCACCCCCACTAATATAAGCTCCACCCTCTGTGTGTGAACACGCTCCAATAGCAACATTCCCATAGCCTTCGGCCACTGAATATTTACCAAGGGCGTCGCCTCCACTTTCAAGGTTGGCAGTAGTGGTTAATGAGTAATCTTCTTCTTCCGTGCCATTTTCCCACAATCTATGTTTTGTTGTTTGAATACTTGCCATTTTATTGTAGGCCAATCCACTGCCAATGACCACCTGAAACGGTAATCGCTGGAAGTGTTTCGCCTTCATCGGTGTTAAAAGTTATGCTGTCATCTCTCCGCCCTGAACCTAATTGATAAGTTCCATTAACAATGGTCAATCCACTTCTATTATTGATTGTTACACTCTGCAACCCTGCGGGAATATTACTATCATTTCCTGAAACTAAGGCTAAGGTGGTTACTGTTCCGCTTCCACCTGGATTAATTAAGTAAACAGGGTCAATATTATGCGGTAAACAAATTTCATCACCACAATCTCCGTTGGTTACTGTTAAATCAGCTACACTAGGCAATGGTATTTTCTTTTTTTTGCAACAACTTGCCATTTTTTTATTTTTAATTTATTAAACTACTGTTAATTTTGCAATTAATCCCCATTGCAAATCTCTTCCATTTTCTCCGTGGACTGTAAACTCAATATTGTTATTAGCATTTATTCCGATGTCCATTGTTGCGGTCATTCCAGCAGTTCCTTCATTCAGCGTTACTGATGAAGCTCCATAAAGTTTAACTAGCCCGCTACCTCCTTTTTTAAACACAAAATCGGAAATGCCTGACGAAGGCGTTAAGACCCTTGTATCTCCAATACTACCAGTTGCTCCTCCTGTCTGTCTGGCAATTACTTTAATCTCCATTAAAATAGTTCTATATCCGTGTATGCCTAACTCTGTTGCTCCGTTGAGCTCCAATAAGGTAGGAGTATTGTCTGTTGTGGTAACTTCCATTGGTACTCTCTCTTCTTTGGCATTCGCAATCCCATTTGTAAAAGCTTGGTCGTTTCTTGTTGATATATCCCTACCAAAAACTGTTGAATAATCTTTGCCTGCGGTAACATAAGTTCCGAAAGCAAAAGCCCTATTTCCTCCAACTGTTGAATGAAGCCCAAGCCCTACTGAATTGTCGCCTGTAACATTTATAAAATTACCAAGCCCAACTGATTGGTTGCCTAAAACACTATTACTTGCTCCCATAGCAACCGATGAATTTCCATCAGAAACATTATTCAATCCACTTGCAAAAGAATTGTCACCCGAAGCTGTGTTTCCCTCTCCAAAGGCAACCGACCCAATTCCAACATTCACATCATCCCAACCATCAGTTGACATCTTTCCAGCCCTAAAAGCTCCTTTCGCCTTGTCAAAAAACATTCTAACGAAATGAGAGCTATTTCCGTCATCACTTAAAGTAGGACTTCCAACTATAAAATCTCTGTTGTATCTTCCAGTGCCTAAAGCCTCTCTGATGACTGAATTACTAACTGCACTTTCAAACACACCTGAGCCACCACCTCCTAATTCTGTCGTACTTTTCCAAACTGCTACACCTGTTCCAGCGTCTAAGCAAACAAACTCTTCATCGCTGGTTGTGTTATACCACCTTGAGCCAATTTCATATCCTAAACCATTATCACTATTTATGGTTGGGTCAACGGTGTCAATTGTTTGTTTCGCAAGCAATGGCTTATTTTGAATATAGCTATCTGCTCCAGTATTTGTTTCAGCCCAATCTGACTGAACATTAACCTCGGCTCCGTCTGCAATCCCTGCTAATTTTAATCTCTCTGCATTTGTAAAAATCTTAAATCCAGGAGTTTCTGAAATTTGGCTAGCGTCATAATCCCCTGATTGAGCTGTTATCGCTCCAGTCCTTCCAAACACTGAGGGCACGCTATCTGTCTGGTCGTGCTTACTCCAATTTCCAGCATAAATAGCAACGCTAGGATTGTCCTGGGTTGCTACTATATTATCACCAACATCAAATTGAACTCCGTCAACCATTCCAGCAACTGAAACATAGAAAAATGCTCCCTTGTTTGTCGCTACTGGGAAACTTCCACTTGAAGCGTCCCAATCTCCTTCATAGGTCATTCCTGAACTTAAAGAATATAAATCTAATTCCATTTGGTCCAAATCAACTGGTTGAGTAACTGTGATGAAGTCTAATTTTTGTGTTTTTGTATCTACATAGCCCTTGTCAACTAAATTTCTATCCGTCCAACTAGCTGACAAGTCACTGGTATATTTAAACCCTGTTGGGTCAAGCTCTGCTAGTACATTCATACTTACATAACTATTTCCAACGACAAATCTTGTCTTCTTGGTATTATCTACCGAACCAATTATCAAGTCCTGGTCGGTCATCAATGCTCCGTTACCTGCTAACTCTGGCACCCAAAAACTAGCACCATATTTCCCGAAGTAAACATTGTTTGTATAATCTGCTCCTGAACCTTTAAGCTCTAAAACTGCTCCAGCCCCATTTCCTGCGTCATCATCATTTCTTAATTGTGTCAAGGCATATCCATTGAAATTTTTCTGTACTTTTATTGTGTCAACATTAGTGTCGGAAGGACTTAATGATGTTGCCGTTTTCGTCCATTCTGAACTTCCACCGCCTGCTCCTGCGACTGCATTGTCAACATAGGCTTTGTCAATCAAACTTCTATCTGTAAAAGTCGCTGAATAATCAGTGCTGTATTTAATCCCCTCTCCATTTGTACTTTCCGTCGCTATCATTGAACCGTTATCAACTACAAAACTTGTTTCATTCCCATTATCGACTATTTTTGACACAATGTTATTTTCAATCCAAAATTCTACTGAACCAACAGCTAATCCTCTGCTGAACCTTACCCTCGCATCAGTTTCAATGTCAAAATTATGAGCGTTTGTGCTTATTATTCTATCTCCTGTTAAAATTCCGTCTGTCGTATAAATATTTCCTGCTCCAGCTCCTGAAATCGCATTGTCAACATATCTTTTAGTAACTAAGCTTTCATTCCCAAAATTGGCTGAATAATCTCCGTCATACTCAATCCCCTTTTGGTCTGCCCCTCCTCGGGTATCAATAAAAACAGCACTCGGTGCTCCACCGCCTACTGCTGAACGAATTGCAAACTCTAAGCCACTAACTTCTGATAATGAAGCTGAGTGTCCGTTTGCGATTGCTTCTATTTTAGCACTAATTCCGTCATCAATATATCTAGCTCCTCCTGACAAAGCATTAACTGAACCGTCCTGTAAAATACTTTCATCAAAAACTTCTTGGAGTGTTTGATTTGTTCCTGGACCACCTGGACCAAAGGCTTTTTCTTCTCCACCAACTCTAATTTTAGTAATTGCTCCACCAGTCTTAATAAACCGCACTCTCTTTTGCGTTAAAATTGGTCCCCCAGTTCTATTTTTGATAACCTTCTGCTGTTGTTTTCTCTTTTGTAAATCTTTTTTTATTGTTTTGGCTACCTTTTTGTTTATGGTTCTTTTTTGCATTTTGTTTAGGGTTATTTTTTTATATTATAGCACACTTTTGATTTTTAATCTACATTAATTTTTTCAATGTAATGTTTTTGAATATAATTTTGAATACCCCCAGTCATCTCTGCAAAATCATTGCGATTGTGGTCAACAATCAACGGCAATTTAAACTTCTTTTTCTTCGGATTGATTTTTGTTACAAAGTTATAAGCCTCTTTGTGAGCCTCTTGCCTTGCAATCAAAACTTTCGCTCCTTTTTTCTGGTCAATGTCAATTAACTTTTGGTCTTGGATTGTTAGGACTGCTACCCTCTCCTCGTAGGGAACTCCGCACCTTTTCATATACTCTTGGCTAACCTTACAAAGTCCACAAAGCCCGCCACTGGTATATATGATAATTGGCTTCATATTTTCCCACTCCTTTTTAAGCTGATAGCGTATTGTCGTCCACTTCATTTAATCCTCAATTTTAATTATTACCTGGTCTGGCGGAAGCTGTTCTAAGGCTTCAATCAATTCGTCAATCTCTTTCTTATTTAGGTCTTTGAGCTTTATTCCAATCTCCTTCTCTAAATAAGCTAAAATATCAACTAAATTTTTTCTGTCAATACTTTTCGGCATATTTTTATAATTTAATTATTAACCACTAACTATAACACATTATAATTAGGGCGTCAACCCTCCTGTACCTCCAACTGGTATTTCCTTGTTATTGATTAAGTCCCATACTGAAATTTGGTTAAATTTTTTGCCTATATTAATTGCCTGACTTTCTTTTGGAACAACAATTACAGTGTCTAAAAATGTTTTTCCTGAACCCTTGTCATACCAAAGCCCTAGGTTATGTTTTGTCTTAGCAAGCAACTCTCTATTCGTTTTAACATAATCAAGTATTTGTTTTGCAGTCAATCTCTTCCCATTAATAATTTTTGTTTGGTCTATATAAGGGGAAACAACATATCCTTTTCCAGATGTCAATAACTTGTTTTTAACAACATTATAGGTTGCTCCGTCATTTTGCTTGAAGTATTGAATTAATTTATTAAGGGCTTTGTTTGTTGTCTTACTTGGAACACCAAACATTTTTCTTAATAATTGTTTTTGAACTTCTGGTGATTTTGACTTCACTGCATTATAAGTTTTGCTAGCAACATTTCCAACCATTCTTAATGGACTATGAAGACTTGACGCTGTATTTATTCCTTCCTGAACTCCCTTGCCTACTTCATTTACTAACGCAGTATCTGTAAAGGTTCCATAGGGCTTTTCAAGGGCTTGAGCAAACAATGCTTGGTCAAGAACATTATCGCCAGTCTTTATCCCATACTTACCAGCAACTTTCTCCAGCTCATTTAAATATCCTAGTGCCTTATCTCTGGAAACGGAAGCATTGCTAAAAACACTTCGCATTTTTTGTCCTGCCTTAATCGCTGTTGCCCCACTCTTTCCAAAGAGCTCTCTATTCAATTGAGAAACATTTGCAAGCTCTCTATATTCATTGTTTATTGTAGCATATTTAGGGAAATTAAGGTCTAAGGCATTGTCAGTGGCTTTTCTTAATCCTTTTAATGTCATTTCCGCTGTACCTTTTAATCCCTCGCCTTTCGTTCCATAATTTACCAACTCATCAATAGATTTTTTAAATATATGAGCTTGATATGGGTTATCTCCTATCTTGTTTGCTTGCTCAAAAGCCTGAACTAATCTTTTTTGCAATGAAGGTAAATTTTTGAATACTGAATTGCTGAAATCATAAGCTCCATTATCAAGCACCTTAATACCTAAATCATCCATTGAATTAGCAACGGCTTCTTTTATTGGCGTACTATCAAAGGTTTTTCCTTGTAAACTTTTAGCAACCTTACCTAGCTTCGCTCCCTTCACTCTCCTCAAAGCGTCAATCTTCGCTTGCTTTTTAACCATATTTTTTCCAACATAATCAATTGGTCTGGCTGTTATCCTTCCGCTTCCGTCTTCAATCTTATCTGCCAACTGAACCATTTTTTTCGCTACTGCTCTGTCTTTTGGTTTTAGGGAAGCTATCAGCTTGGCTTGTTTACTTTCAAATCCTGTTTTCTCCGCAACTTTAGCTAATTTTTGTTTACTTGCTCCTGCTCGTGCTAATCTCCTTGTAACAACTCCTTCGTGGTATTTATCAAGCAACTCACTAGCTTTCCCTCCAACTTTTTCTGTCGTGTCATCAATCACTCCTCCAGCTTTTGAGGCTAAAGTATTTTCTGTCGCTCCTCCAGAACCAACCTTAGCTTTAATACTATCACTAACATTTTTTACTCTTGGTAATTTTTCCTTCAAGCTTCCAAAGATATTTTTTGCTCCATTGTATGCTGATTTTGCCGTGTAATATGCAAGTACCCCTTCACCAACTTCTACTAAGTGTTTAATATCTTGAGCTTTGGCTGGATTTTCTTTTTCATACTCGTGCCACTTCTCCGCTCCGTCCTGGACTGCTTCAAGGGCTTTTTGTCCTCCTTCTGATTGGATAGCTCCCTCAATAACATTTCCTAAGGTCTTACTAACAACTTCTCCAGTGGCGTCATCTGCCAATTCAAAACCTGCTCCAACTAAATCCGCAAGCAATTTTCCTGAAGCTCCTGCAAAATCTAAAGGCGTTATATAATTCTCTTCATCTGGTCTTCGTGTTTTTTCTACAAAATCCGCTAACTGTTGGTCATCCTTATTCACAGCATAATCAAATAATTCTTTATATGCTTTCGCACCATTAGCAATATCTTGAGCTGTCCTAACGGCTATACTTGGCAATCTACCTGCAAAATCTCCAACTGCTTTTCCCATATTCTGCAATAAGCCATTTTTTCCAAAGATAAAAGTATCACCTGGTTTCAACCACGCTGTTCCGCCTTCCTCACTTCCTTGACTTCCCTGGTTTCCAACTCCTCCAATTTCTTTTTCCGTCAAAGTCCCTTTCCCTTTCATTGATTTTCCTGTTACTGGGTCAATCTTTCCCATTTTAACTGCATAAATAAATTTCTCATTTTTAGGGTCAAAGGGATTTTTTTCTGCTTCTGCCAAGGTCTTTTGAAAAACTTGTTTAGCTTCCTCATCACTTAATTGGTCTATCTTGCTAAAATCAAGGTCGGCAACTCCAGCTTGAGCTTCCCTGGACTGGACAGCCTTGTCTAATCTCTCGGTCATCTTTTCTATTTCATTTCTGAAGTCTTTTTCACTTAAATTAGCGTCGGCTAAAGTGGCCGCGTCTTTTAACATTTTTGTTTCATTATCAGTAATTGTTCCCTGACCTTTAATATCTTGACGAGCTTGAACTGTTAAGATGTTTATAAATTGGTCAAAAGCATTTCTAAAAGCTGCCGCCTCGGTTCCACTTCTACCTACAACTCTTTTTTCACCTGGCTTTGTTGGGTCTTCAACCTTCTTTGTTAACAGCCACCCCACTGGGCTTCTTGCTCCTACAATGGCGGAAAATCCTTCATCATTATCCATTCGTCTTTTTAACTCATCTGCTAGCCTTCGTGCTTCCTTGAAACTGTCAACAACTTTTACTTGAGATTTGATAGCTTTTTCTTTTTCCTCTCGTGCTTTTTGTAATTGTAACGCTCCAGTCAAAGTTAAATTTGAAGTATCAAAATTTTGTCCTCCTACATTTACACTACTTGTATTTTGCTGACCAGTACTTGCCAATAAAGTTTTATACTGCTCTAACGCACTATTTATTTCCGTCAAACTATAAAATCCTGTGGCTTCATTAGCTTTGTATAAGGCTTTGGCAACTTCTATCGGCTGTGCTCCTCTACCAATTCCAGCACTTAAAATACCGCTCATCAAAGCTGCTTTTTGTTGAGTGGCTTTTGCTAATCTAGGGTTGGCTGATGTTTTTTGTACACTGCTTAACTCATTTTTTGTAACCGTTCCTACTCCTTGTAATGCTTGTCTTGTTTGAGTTGGCTGAACGCTCCCAAGGGCTGGCAAACTAAAAACATCACCACTTTGGTTATTTAATTTTATTGCATTTTGTTCGAATAAATTTGGCATTTTTTTATATTATATTAAAGACCATAGTAACTTAATCCTGAACCCCCATTATCAACTCCATTTCCCCCTCCTGTTATTATAGGAAATCTAGGGTCGGTATTTAAATATGGGTTTGAACTTGAAAATCCTGTATCTCCGTTTCCATAAAAAGATTGGTTTTGGTCAAAAAAGGCTCCTGGGTCTATCTGAATAATCCCACCACCTGCACCAACTCCACTTCCACTTCCACTTCCAATTCTATTTTGAGCAATATAACTACTAATTCTTTTCATCAATGAGCTTCTACTTCCTTTCGTGCTTAATCCTAAGGCCATTGCTTTATTTTTTAATTCCCATTTCTGACTTTTCTTTAAAAGTTTCTCCTGATATTTTCTTTCCTCCTTAATCAATCTTTTTTGCTCTCTACTTTGTACCAACATTAAGGACGAATTAAATACATCATTTAAGGTTTTAGCCTCTCTATCTCTTAATCTTGCTAATTTTCCTTGGTACCCTGAAATTTGATTGAGTGAAAAATCATTATCATCCTGAATAAATCCTAATTGCTCTTGCGTTTGGTTTTCAAATTCTTTCAAGATAGCATTTGCCTTTCCAGCAAATTCAGTGGTGTCGTCCATTCCTTTATCTTCCCCAAGCCCTCTTAGTTTTTTTTGTAATATTCCTACATTGGTTACCTTAGGGGCGTCTGCAATGTATCCGCTAAAATCAAAAACTGATTTTGTGCCTAATGGTCCAGTGATAAGTTGATTGTTATTTTCCATTTTTTTGTATGTTAAATTCCAGCATTATTAAGTCTTGTTTCAATATCCGACAACCTTGTTTCTAGGTTGCTACCCCTTAAATAAACTGCCCCTTTATCTGATATTTTAAATAGCTCCGTTCCATTCTTATCACAAACAACTAATTCTCTTTCTCTTGTCGCCTCGTCAAGGGTTTCCTTCATTCTTACTCTGAAAAATGGTGTTCCGTCATCCTTTACACTCCCACCAGCAAATATTTCTTTTGCAATTTGTTTAAAACTATCATTATATCCTTTGTCTGGTTTCGGTGAAAAGTATCTCTGGCCATAGGGCTCTAGCTCTCTTTGAAATTGTCGCTCTCCGTCTGACGGTTCTCCTTTATCAATCGCTGGTCTTCCTACAAATTCGCTACCCTGAATATTTTTATTAGGTAGTTTTTTATTCGGTTTTTGTGTGTTTTCTACTACCATTATAACATATTTAAGTACTTAATTCAATGAAGGAACGAACCACAGGAGTTTCCATTTTATTTTCGCTCGGTATTAATTCAATTTTTGGCTGAACATAAACCTGACGCCCTTTTGGTTTATATTTAAAACCTCCTCTAATCTCAAAAAATTTCAATAACTTGTCTTTATTCTCCGTTACATAATCTTTAAAGGTTGTTTCGTGGAGATATGGGTAAGCCTTCTTAATCTTAAATCCTTCATTATTGACATTTGTATAAAGATTTGCTGATGTTCCCTCGGGAATAATATCGGTGTATAATCTCAAATCTTTAAATTCTACTCCCGTCTTATTATTCGCACTGTCAATCACTGGGTATTCAACAAATCCTTTAGCATATTTCTTATTATTTAATTTATCAACTCCACTTTCTCCGTTGTGATTGGTCCAACTAACAAAAAATACATCTCCTCCAGCGTCCAATTCATCTGGCTCATCATAACTACTACTCCAACCGTCAAAACTTCCAGTTAAATTATTTGTCTGGATGTTGCTCATTGAATTAATCCTAGTACCTTCTCCTTGGCTCACTGTAAATGGTTGGCACAACACAAAATAATCTCCTTCTTCCTGCTTATGGTAAGTATAAATTCTTTCATCCCAGCCAAACAATGGCATACCACGCCAAACTGTCTGATTGTAAGGAGCTGGGTAAGTTTCCTGATTTGGTATTCTCCGTCTGAACCACATTTGGCTTCCATTCTCAATAAACAAATCACCACGCTTTCCATTGGATAAAAATTTTACATTACTATTTGCACTACCTATATACATATTTGCACCACTATCTCCTGATATACTAGCCCATTTAATTCGGTAGCCTATACTTGTCAATGCGACTGCATATTGTCCAGTCGGTAATTCAAGAATATTATTAGTAACATTCCCCTGCTTGTCAATTCTCCCTATAAATGGCCCATTTGTAAAATATAACATTCCTCTTATTGCGTGAGTATGATTTGGTTGTCCGTCATTTCTTAAACCTACTGCATAACTATAATTTCCTGAACCTTCATTGTCCCACATAAAATATCCGACAGTGGTATCAGTGAAAAAATAAATTCTACCAAAATGAAATGTTGCCCCAGTGTGAGCCCCGTTTGGGTTGGAGGTAATTGAACTCCAACCACCACCATTATATTTCCAAATCCTTCCGCTTGTTTTACTGAAAAAATAAACTGAACCATTCGGAGTACTCACTATGATTGTTGGCTCATTCACTGGGGAACTCTCATCTTTTTCTAACAAAGGCATACAACGCAAAGTTCCCTGCTCTGTGAACGGGTCAATATTTACCATATTAGGCACATAGGATAAATTCCAACGACTTCCACTCATTCCCAATTGTGCGTCCACTCTCATTAAACTTCTTTGCATTTTTATTAAGCGTTAGGGTCATTTAAATTGTCTTCATCCCAATTATTATCATTTAGGGCTGTCAAAACTGGTATTCCTGATATGTTTACAATATCCCAACCTGCTCGGCAAGAATTAAAAAATAATGTCTTCCCAACGCTTGGTTGCATATTGTTATGAGCTTGTCCTCCTCCCATATTTTGAATTGTAATACCAGTAACATTAGGCAATACTCTGAAAGTTGTAACCCCTGTCCAAGGAGCTCCTGCATTGCTTGTTGCCTCACGATGTCCGTCGTCAGCGTCAAGTTTTCTTTTCCTCTGAAAATCGTGTCCGTGTCCTGGGTCTTGCAAATTATGTCCGTGATTTGGCATTTGGTTAATCCTTAATCTTGACTTCGCAAATCCAACCTTAGCTCCATTGGCGGTAATTCCTGTCGCCAGCTCATCACTTTGATTTGGAGAAACCAAAACTCTACCTCGTGCGTCTTCAATCTGCACTAGCTCGGTATCTCCTGTTGTTTGATTTTGATAAGTGATTGTTCGGCCATTAGCTACTAGCCAACATCCATTGTCCATATCTAAATCCATATACAAGTATCCTCTCCACGGGATAACTTCACCACTTCCACCCCCAGCAAGTAATTCTGCTCGGGTTATTCTTCGCCCCCTGTAATTACAAGAACCAACGATAGGCTCTTCAATGTACATTTGCCAATCATTGCTAAGCTCTTCATTGGTTGCTTCCCCCAAATCTTGCAACAAAATTCCGTCTTGGTCTGAAACTAAGGTTTCTTCTTCTGTTACACAATTACAATTACACGCCATATTTTTATATGTTATATGTTTTATTAAAAAATTTATTACTCTCAACATCGGTAAATAATTTACCTCTCCGACAACCCTCATCTAAAACATCAAGCGTATTACAAGTACCTGCGACGATAAGCCTTGTCCGCCTGAATGAAGGAGTGTCTATTGAGCTTTTAATTGCCCTATTATTGCATTCACTAAATCTATCTTTAAAATCAACTGTTGACTTAGTACTGCAAGGCTTTTCATATTCTGCCATTGGTTTAAATAGTTAACGGCACAGTGGTATGAACTGCGTTCTCTCCGTATTTATTTCTTAGATGTCTTTGCAATTCTATCGACATTCTATTTCTCTCTAATTTTGTTTCGTCCCACCAATCTTTTGCAAATTGTCCTGTGTGTCTTCGGGCATATCTTAACCCTGCTTCTAATCCTAAAATATCTTCAAATCCGTCAATAAAATCTATCTCATCATTTTTACTTTTAATCTTTTTTGGCTTTCTTAAGTACCAAATTTTTGCCATTCCTCTTTTTGTTGGATAAGATGAAATTACCAACAAGTTATTTTCAATCTGGTAACATTCACATTCTCCACAACAAACTGAATTTTTATTACAACAGTTATCATAATTTTCACTCTCATCACATCCTGCTAACTCATTTAAATCTTTTCTTTTAGCATTTTTAAAATCACATTGTCCGTCTTTTGATATTTCAACCCTAACAAAAGTGTATAAATCATCTGGCAAGGTGTATCTCCCTTTATATCCTTCCATTCCTGGAGTTAAAAGGCTCGCTGGCATTAATTCAATTTCAACGGCCTGAACATAATGGTTATAATCCCTATCCCAATTTAAAACTCTCGGATGATATAATTTGATAACTGCATTTAAATCTCTTATAAAAAAATCTATCGGATAGCTATCCTCATTTGTATCTACTAATAGGTCAATGGTGTCTTGGTATAATTCTTTTACTTTCATAAATTTTTGCTTTTAATTAACCTTAATGAGCCACCTGGGAGGGTGGCTCTAAAGGGCAACTAGGCACAAGTTAAACCTGCAATATCTACTACTGCAAATTTGTTAGCCATATCACAAGGATTATACACATTGTATTTCTTTGTCCAGATATGGTTAATACCGTGGTTACATCCTGTTTCTCTTTGGTCATAGTAAGTTGGACTATCCCAATAGGTGAAACTTCCTGGCAAACCAATAAACATCTTTCCACTTGGGAAATGATTGTCTGCGTAGAAAGGTACCCCTTGGAAGTCAAACTGATAAGCTCCTGAGTTCATTCCGTAATTATCACGGAAGGAATTATGAGCACCACTGTCATTATAGTGAGCTCCAGCAACTCTCGGAACACTAGCTAAAGTGTGATTTCCGAATACCATTAACTCGGTAACATCAAGACCAAAATTATCTGCTAATTTAGCAAGCAAACAATTAAACTCTTCAACTACATTGTCAGCGTCCCAGTTGTTGATTGCATAAGCTGGCTCATTTCCTGCAATAACACCTGAGGAAGCACTAACTACATCAAAGATAGCTTGATTTTCTGCTTTAGCGAAAGCATAAGCAATTCCCTTCATCTTAAGGTCAGCATATTGTTCCGCTCCACCTGCTCGGTTGATTTCCATTAAAGTATCATCATCACAAACAGGGTCAAAAGATAAATTCTTGGTTAGAGTTTTATCTTTTTGGATAACCGTTTTTTCCAATGGCATTTCATCCACTGCACAGTTATCAGCAGGGGCACAAACATATTCGTTTGGGGCAGCCAATTCTCCGTGGCACTTGTCAATCCTTACAGCAACATTATCAGTTTCTCTTTTAGCAAGACCTGATGTAATTGCAGTAAATTTTTCCTCAATGTAGTAAGGCATCATTTTCATTTCTGTCGCCTTAATCCAATCATTTACAGTATCCATTGAGGCAGTACCTGCGTGTCTTGGCAAACCAGCAACCAAAGCTGCTCCGTCTGCATATTCATAAGTTCTTAATCCTGGCATTTTATTATTCTTGCCAACCAACTACTTCGCTATTCTCAAACCTCTAGCAATTTCTTTCGCCGACATCTTGCTGGCGTTTTGCATAATTTGCTTAGTAGTTATTCCTCCCCCTTGCCCTGCGTCGTTAGCGGTTGACGACATTACATTATTAGAATTTTCTTGGGCAAGGCTTTTCGCTCTATTCTTAAAATCATAATCAGCGAATAATCCTTCTCCGTTAAAAACAACATCTGGCATAACATTATTTTGACGGGCAACACGCAAAACTTCATTCCGCACCTTTGCGAACTCTGGTACCTTGATTTCTAATAAATCAGCTCGGGTTTCCATAAGGTTCGGGTCGATTACTCCATTAGGCTGAACCTGCTGTTGTGTCGCTGGAGTGTTATTTACCTCGGTTCCTTGTGGAATACCTGTACCTTGTTGTGGCAAAGGGTTTTGGTCTGTTCCTAAAGCTTGCTGGGGTTGTTGGGCTTGTGGCTGTACTGCTCCACCCTGCAACTCCTGCAACTTCTGTTCTAGTGCTTTAGCTTCCTGGAAAAATTTAGCACCTTCTTTAATGCTCTTGGCGACATCTGCGATGTCTTTGTAATTTCTCCCAGTTTCTTCATTTACGCCTTTAAGGAAATTGGCAACTGCTTGAGCTTCAGCATTCTTAGCGATTTTGACATAAGCCTCCTCGCCAATCTCTGCTCTTATCTCTTGGATTTCCTCCGCTTCTACTTTTTGGAGGATATCATCCAAACTGTCGTCATCTCCTTGTTGTCCGTTATCAAGTCCGCTCGCTTGAGGTGAGGGCATAACAATATTAGGATTGTTTCCCTGCTCTCCGTTAGGAGTATTGATTGGTTCTTCCATTTTCTTTATATCTTAGTTGTTAAATTGCAAGACAAGGGTGTACCTTCCTTACCTCGCTAGCATAACAACTAAGTTAAAAATGGACCAAATATTTTTTTTAATAACTTTATTTTTTCGTGTCTTAATTTCATAGCGTCTTCAATCTTTTGTCCGCTCTTACTAATCTCTTCCGACAAAGTACTTAAACTATCCAACGCTTTTAGCTCCTTTTTAATCTCTACTAAAAAATACTTTTTAAAATCTGGGTCTTCTTTCATTCTTTTTATAAACTCGGCTCTCCTATCAATGGCTTTTTGTATTTTTTTTACTTTCTCTTCATTCATTTTTCTCAAGTCTTTTACCTTCATTTGTATTATAGCATAAAAATTAAAATTTGGCTAGGCAACTGGCATTTCTGTTGGAGGGATTTCCTCCTGGGCTTGATTGCTTTGTTCTGCTACTTGTTGAGCTGTTTGGTCTGCTACTTTAACCTTGGCTTGATTGATAATTTGCTGGTCAATCTCTTTTTGCATTTCCTCATCACTTTTATATAAACTTATATCACTTGAATTAGGGAATGTCGCTATCATCTTTTGCGTGATTTTTTCTTTATCTAATCTAGGGTCGGCCTGAGCTAACTGTAACATATATTTATACACATCAAGCATTTGTCTATCAACATTATTTTCGGTTGTTACATCAACATCAACAGCAAAATCTAAATTCTGCAAAATAAGTTTTTTCCATTTCTTAAATTTGAATGGCAAACTTCCCTCGCCATAAGTATTCGTCAAATCTTTATCAAGGGCTTTATAAATATTATCAATATCTGACAACCACGGGTCTTCACCTGTTATCTTTTTGAATTTTCTGTTAAGGGCTTTGTAGTGTTCTCTGTAATGAACACTAAATAGCATTTGTCTAATTTTTCTGATATCTTTAGGACTTCCTGACAATAGCATTATATCTCTTTCCGTCAATCTTAGGATTACTTCCTTGAGATATACAAGCAACATTTCCTCCAGCATTAATCCTTGTTGCTCTATAAAATAATTTATACTAGACATTTCCCTTCCAACTTCTGCTTCAACTTGGGTAGCTGTTTTTCTAGCACTTTGCTCATTCGCTCTTAGCTCTGCTACTCCGACCAATTTTAACGCAACACTTTCAAGGTATTGAACATCCGCCAAAAAGTTTTCCAACGGACTTGAAATTGTTAGCCTTTCCAATTCTTCTGTCGGATTGATTTCAAGCAAAGCACCTGTTTCAATCCCTTCTGACATTTGTGTCCTGATATTATCTTCAACATCAGCACCTTCATTTCTTTTGTGTATCCAAACACTTTTATAAGCTAATCTGTCTGCCTTTCTCTTAAGGTGAGCCTTTTCTGTCCATTCCTTTTGGATTGCTTCAATCAATTTAGGTATTCCAAAGCCTATTCTGCAAATATTAGGGGTTGGATTGATAAAGGTTAATTCAAAAAATGGTCTTTGCAAAATTTCCTCTCCGTGCAACTCTCTTTTATAATCTGAAACATAGCGGTCTATTTCAATATAGACTTCTTCGTTACCTGTTATTTGATAACGCTGGTTGTTTTCCATATTTAAAAGATTTTCCCTGTTTAAATAAAGGACTGCACTGTCTTTATATTCTCCGTCAATAAGATGGCTGTCCCAGTATTCTACAAAAGAAATTGTTGGCACTCCTTGCGTTCTCAACCAATCAACTTCAGCTTTTACAATATCAAAACTTTCTTTCCCTTCAAATCTCCTTATAGCTTCATCTAGGGATATTACAATTCTGTGAGCTATCCTGGGCTTATCTCCTACATCAGTCCAGCCATAGGCTACTATATCATCCCAATTAACTACTTCGGTTTTTCCATTAGCAACTTTCACAATTGTTGTACCATATTTCAAAGCCTCACCTCTCATTGTATTTAAAAATGTACCAAAATGAGATAATTTAAATTCATTTTGTGTGGCAACATTAAGCAAACTTACAAACGCCCTATTAATTCCTGTCATCCTTGCTACCTCGGGCTTAATTAAAATATCCTTAGTGTCCATATCCGTCTGGAAATGGACTGCTCGCCAAACCATAAAAGTTACATTTTGGTTTAGGATTTCCATATTTGCTTTTTTGTCTAATCCTATATCATCAAAAACCGACAAACTTTCATCTGCATAATCAAACTCGGCTCTTAAATCTCTTTGCTTTCCATTTGGCAAAGTTATAATTCCCTGGGAATTGGTTTTAATAAAATTTTCCAACATTTCCAAACTCTCTTTCCTGGCTTTTAATTCTTCGGGTTTTAAGTTTGCAAGTATTGCCTCCAACTCACTAAGCTTTTCATCTGTCTTTAACTTTCTTCTGTGTCTATCTCTTTTTTTATTGCGAAAAATACCCTCATCTATTTTGCGGATAACTTTCTTTACTTCTTTTGTTTGTACTCTGTTTTCTTTTTTAATTGGTCTTCGGTACTTACAACTTTTTTTCTTTGTTGTTGTTTTTTTTGAGGTCATAATAAAGTTACTTTAATGCCCCTTTGTTGGTTAGCTTCATTTTTCATCTGCCAGGCAATGCAGGCTGATGTTAAAATATCAAAATGTCGTGTAATTACTTTTGATGTACTTCTGTTTATAAAATCTGCTTTTGTATAGTGTAACATCTCCGTCAATAATTCCTCACTATAAATTTTTATTTCTCCTGCTTCAAAGGCTTTCTTAAAGTCATAAAACATTATCGGTTTTGTTTTTCCATTTGTTATCCAACCTATCCTTTTTATTTTAGTATCATTTATTTGGTCAAGGATTGTGGTGTGATAAATCTTCCCATACTGTGCATTTTTGACTGCGGATAATGTTGCGTGTCCTGTGTTGTTTTTTTCTACCGCCAACAAACACTCACCATATAACCTGCCAATATTAACACTTTCTAGCCCAAAATCATCAGGGGCAATTTCATTGTTATGGTATATTCCTATTATAGCACTTTTTGTAAAGTTTATCAAGACACTAGCATTACTATCATTTCCTATCCCTTCTGCGGTATCACATCCTAAAGCATATTTTTCTCCTGGAAAATAATTTTGCCAAAGTTTCATTCCCCTAACTTCCTTGATTGGCTTGGTGGTATGCTTCAATGCTTCTTTTACTTTTTCTATATTAAAAAACTTTCCTTTTCCTGTTGTCGGGTCGCATAAATAATCACCCTCCCAATCTAAAGCGTCTGTTTTTACTTTTTTAATCTTGTGCGGAGGGTATTTTTCTGCCCAGGTTGCTTTCCCCTTTTTGTCTATGATAGGAATTATTGTTGTTTTAATATCTTTCTTTTGTTTAATCCATTCAATAACTCCTTCATCACTTATATAATTTGCTGTACAAACAAAATTACCATCTTCCGACATACCTTGTATGGCTTCATCAACCTTGGCTACAATTTTTTCAGTCAATATTACTGACTTAACAACTGTGCTGTCCTCAATGTCTTCAAACCAAATATAATCAGGTCTATTAGCGTCTGCCACTTGACCACGAACTGTTTGACCTACTGTACCACCTGCATATTTCCTTCCGTCTTTAAAATCAAACGCCGACATTGTCTTTTGCCCTTTTTTCTCATCCTTTAAATCCTCTACAAAAGGATTGCCATAAATTCCTTGAACTTCTAAAATGAGATTGTAAATATCAGTAACAATTTGCTTACTGTTGTTTACATCCTTAGTCATTACCT